TGTTGCTTGATCTTTTCCAGCATTTTCAACTTTTGCTGAGATAAATGTTGCAATAGAAACTTTTCCAAATGGTGCAAATCCAGCTGGATGAACTGCTTTCTTTAATTGTTGTAAATATGCAGTTGTTGATTGTCCAACTTGTACTTCATAAGAAAACTGCTGATAATAAAATGAATCTTGTATTCTTATTAAATCTTCATCAAGTAATGAGTTGATTGATATATACTCACCTTCAGTAGTCCTTAAAACACCAACATCAACAGTAGCAGTAGATATATCTGCTAATATTACTGTTCCTGTTGCTCCACTAGAATCAGTTATAACAATATCATTACCTGAAAAATCTATTTTATCTTCGTTTAATAATAATTCGCCTGCATTATTTGATAAACTATCTGTTCCGTCTAATACTATTTTTTCACCAACAGAACTCGTATCATCAGTTTCAAATAATAATACATTGCCATCTTCTAAAAGAAGCTTATTACCAAAGTCTTCAGTTCTTAATCTTGTGCCATCAGTTTCATCTAATAAGAATGCTGTTCCTATATCAAGATCACCATCAAGTTTTATTTTATCACCGACATCTCTTTCTTGTTCTAAATTTGTTGATTCTAAAATAATCGTACCAGAGTTATCTTCAAACGCAAACCCGAGCAATGGATTTTCACCATTAGGAGTTTCTATTAATAATTTAAATTTGCTTACATGTGATCTATCTAAAATCAAATCATCACCATCATCAATAATAAAAGTCTTTAATTGTTCAGTTAAAATGCTTCCACCTTCATTAGAATGATTTGCACAGTAATAGTAAAGTGTTGGTGTTCCTGTTGGAATCGTAATTTGAATAAATGCACCTGCGGTTCCAATTGGTACAGTTACATCTGAAGTTGTTACGCCATCTGTAAATTCAACTCCACTGTCATGTGTTCCGTCTGGTGTTATTGAAAATTTAAAATTATGATTAAGCGTTGTGTCTGAATTGTATAAAGATGAATCTGATAAATCAAATCTATAAGTATTACCTTCTTTTAATCTTAAATTATTTCTTGATACATTATCAACAATAAAACCTGATGAATTGTGTTTAACATTAACATTGATTAATCTTGTTGCTTCTGTAACTGTGCTTGTTCCATTTAAAATAATATTATCTTCATCAGTTAAAGATATATCTTGTGTATTTTCGGCAAGTAAGAAACTTTCATTTAATGGCGTATTATCTTCTAGAACCATTGGAACACCTAATGATGAACCGCTTTGTTCCATGTCGAATCTTACTACATTTTCAAATGTAGTATCTAATTGTTGTGTATTAGCATTCCAACCCGTAATTGTTCCTGTGTGTGATGTTAAAGTATTATCCTTTGCAAAAGTACCACTAACATCTTTTAATATAAAATGTGCTCTAAATTTTACATCAGGCAAATCATTTTGATTGTAATCAAATCCACTATCTTCAACACTTAATGAATTGGCAGCTCCAATATCTGTTGTCAATGCTAATATTTTTGCACTAGTACCATTATTTGTGTTTACTGATACTGTTGGTAAAGAAGTATATCCTTTTCCTTTATTTGTAAAATTAATTTCTCTAATAGAACTTGCTTCTGCAATAGTAGAAAATGTTGCTTCTTCAAGTATTAATAATTCATTTTGAATTGCAAAATTATCATAAGAAACTTGAACTGTATTTGTAATGAGAGTATCGCCTGCATGAGAACTTGATGAATCTGTTCCGTCTAATATCAATAAGTCATTTAGTTTTGGTGGATACTCAACATAAGAATCGCCGTCATATGATCCTGTTGGTGCATCAACTTTTGCGTGATTAACTTCACTAGATGGCATATAAAAAGTGACATTTGGATATTCAACAAATGTATGAGGATGAGAATTAGATGCTCCTCCAGCACCTGCTTCCGTTAAAAATAACGGGTAATAATATCCTGTTTTACCTGCACTTCGTTGATTGTATTCAGCAGTTCCATAAACATAATAAGGACCGTCAATAACTTCAGTAGATTCTAAAGCAATATTGAATGGTTCTTCAATATGTACTGTTCCTGTTTCTCTTATGATATTACCACTACCATCTTCTAGTAAAAATGCACCACCAACTGAATTAATAAAACCTTCAGCTCTTGTGATATTATTTCCACCAGAAAAAACTAATTTTTCTTTTGGTTTATAACCACTACCTACTTCGTCAACAAATACTTGTGAAACAGAACCTTCTTTAATTGTTTCTACAATCACATCAGCAAAATTATTTCCTTTGTTATCAAGAGTTAAAGGATCAACAACTGAGTTTAATATTCCGTCATTAATTACATTTGCACTTGTAACTACAGATTTAATCGTAAATGAAACTTCAGTATCTGTTTCATTTGATATAAGTGTAATTGTTTCATCTGTTTGAAAAACTCCAACAATGTTTTCAATATCTAATTCAGCAACAGAAATTGTATCTTGTTGAAATACTGAAGCAGAATCAACAACAGCAGTTGCGCCAGATGTTTGACCTGTTATTTGTTGTCCAACTGTTTCAGCTACAGAAGCACCACCAATAGATTCACAACGCAGTTTTGTTTTACTTTGCCATTCACCATCTGAGACATTTAAAATATTTTCATTGGGATAAAAGATATCAACATTTTCATTAAACAATAAACGCATAAAAAACTTATGACCATCTTTTGTTCCTTTGGCTGCATATAAATCTTTAATGTGTTTTACTAAATTTCTTTTTGATATACCACTTGCAAGTGTATTAGGAATAACATTTAAAAAAGCATTTCTAAATTGATCAAAATATTCAAAGATTGCATTGTCTATATTTCCATAATCCAACATCTGTTGAATGTTTTGAATTGGATTAGTTTTAAATTCAGTTAATGTAGCAGTTGCTCCACTTGTCAATCCTGTAATTGTTTCATTAAGTTCAAAACCTTTATTACTTGTAATGTAAATTTGAGAATTTCTAACATCCTCAATTAGAACAGTTGCTTCGGCACCAGAAGTCGAACCTTTGACTGTCTCGTTTACAAGAAACTCTGTCGAATCTTCAAGAACGATTCGATCAGTATCCTCTTCTAAAATATAATTGACAGTATTGGTTTCTTGAGTAAGATAGTTTGTTGTGAAATTAAATTTCATCCTTGCTGATTCAAGGAATCGATAATAGTCTTTTAGAAAATTAGAATAAACACTATGAGTGTCATCTTGTAAAAAATCTGGTAATTGACCTTTTACTAGAGGCGATACTTTATTTGTAAGTTTAAGTTCATTACTCATTACTTCTCATCTTAATAACTTGAGGAACCACCAGATGATGATACCGTTGTTGAAGCAGTCGAACCAGAACCTGTTGTGGTAAAAGTTGTACCTGATGTTGATTCAGAATCTACATTTCCTGTAATTATTGTATTCGCAAAATCAATTTCTAATATTTGATTTCGAACAGGTACAATATCATTTGTGTTTGGTGTAACAATAATTCTTATTCTAGTTGATGCAACACCATTTATATTTGATACGCTTGTTATGTTAAGATTGTTGATGCTTATCAAACCTGAATTATAATTAATTGTTCCTGCTTTTGAATCTGCATAGTTACGTGTTGTTCCTACAATTGCATATCTTCTTAAATTACCTTCACCATCATCATCAAAGAAATATTCTGTTGTAGTATCAGTACCTACTTTAAATCCTGTTGAAGTTAAAATACCTCCTTGTGCAGCGAGATAACCATTCTCTGGGTGAAATAATGAATTGTTAAATGCAATATTATAAGATGTTGTTGTACCTTGAGATGGTGTGAAAAATTTTGATAATCTTACAGATGTTGTATTATTTAAAATTGAATTATCTGCTTCATCAATTAATTTAGAAACTGCTGATGCTCGATATTGAGAATTAAATTTTAAAAGAGTATTTGTATTATAATTTTGTAAAGCTGTATTAATTAAAGAATTAATATCAGATGCTGATTTTGTTGTTATTGAAGAATTGAAATTATAATTTACTGTCAATCGTAAAAATGTTGTATCTGGGTCAACAATAACAGGTGTAATTGAAGCAACTGCATAGTCTTTTAAATTATTGATCAATTGGGATTTTTGAGTTGATGTTAAATTATTTCCTGTTGTTGTTTTGATTGAAATAAAAACTTTGCCATATTCTGGTGTTGATGTAACACCTGTTGAAGAATTGTAACTTCCGTCTTCTCCACCAAAAACTGAAACTGCTTGAGTATTTGCAAATAATCTTTTTACAAGAACTTCATAATCTGAAGTTGTAACTGCTCTTCCCTGTGAAGCATAATCAAGTGGTGCATTTAACTTAATTGATTTTAAAGATTCAGGTTCACTTCCACCACTTGCATTATCAATTGTTGTAACTGTAATGTCTGTTTCACCAGCAATAGAACTAGGTGGATTAAAAATAGAAACACCATTTGCTTCTGATTTATTTGTAACAACATATTTTAATAATACAATGTTGCCATCCTCAAGTGCTTTAGAAACAACACCATCACCAAAAACAACTTGAAAACGTCCACCATCAGTTTCTTGTAAATAGTAAACTGTTGATGAAGAAGAGAGTTGTGTGATATCAGTTGCTTTGGTGTAAGTGGTTGTTGTAGAATCAGATGTTGAATTTTGAACTTGCACTGTAAGTGTTGTTGTATCTGCTCTGTTATCTCTTAATAAAAATCGTTGTTCAATATCAGAGGTGTCAACAGTATATCTTGTTGTTACATAAGTTCCTTCATAAACATTTATATTATTAAAGCCTACTGCGTTCCCAACTTTATAATTTATTATATCATTAACAGTTACAAAGTTGTAATCAACACCACCAAATGTTGTTGAGAATGCTGTACCTGCTGGCATAGTAATTGATGTTGAATCTGTTTTTACAGAAACACTAATTGTTGCTTTCGCAGCACGTGCTGATTGAACTTCATAACCTAAGTGTTTAGCATGAGAGACAATAGAAGAACGTAAAGATGCTGAATCTAAAAACATTTCATTGATTGCCATATTAGCATTATAACCAAGATAGTGAGTATTATATGCGAGAGTATCTAAGAGAATATTAATACCAGCACCTTCAAAATCATAATCTTTAAATTCTTCTTGTTCTTTTAAAAATACTTTTAAGTTTTCTTTGATTTGATCAAAGTCTAATTCTGTTACTCTTAATCTTTTTTTATTAATGGTAGTTGACATTTTATCTTAGTCTTTCTAAAAATATATCCATGTTCACTAACTGTGTGGGATGATTTCGAACATAGAAATCAATAGTAACAGTATAGGCGTTGTTGTCATAATCAGGTGTTGCACGAACTGCTTGTAATCTTGCACGAGGTTCATAGTTATTAATTACATCTTCTACTTTTCTTGCAAGAACAATTGCAGTAATCGGTGTCATGTTTTCAAATAATAAATCACGAACACCTGAAGAAATTTCTGGGTGGAAAGGTTTTTCATGAGGATTAAGTTGTACAAGATTCATCAAAGAACGCTTGACTGCCTGTACATCTTCTACAATATTAACATCAGCATTGGTGTTTTTCTTTGTAAAAAATAAATCTAAATCAGAATATATTCTAGGAAGTTTATCTTTTACGTTGGTTAATTGTGCGTCTAATCCAATTTCACCTGAAATGTGTGCCATGAATACTCTCCTATAAGAGTATTTATAACATTAATCACCAATGATTACAGTAGAAGAGCTGGAATCTATTTTACCAGCATCGGCACCATTAAGTTCTGTATCGTTGTCTAAAGTTGTATCCCCTTCACGAGCAGCTCCCTTAGTACCAGAGTTTAAATTGATTGTCTTGCCGTCTATTTTAATATCACCATCTGCTTTGATTGTAAGATCACCTGTAACGTGAATCTTATCATTTCCTGTTACAGTTTTAAATCCATTCTTATGTTGAGTGACAATATCTCCATTGGGATGAAACTCTACAAAAGAACCAGACTTATGATAAATGTGAATACGTTCTGCATCTGTTGTATCATCGATTTCAATGACATGACCCGATTCAGATTCAAAGACATGATTTTTTGGATAGACAGCATTGTACGGACTGTCGGGTTCACCTGTTTCAGTATCAGGTGTTTTACTGATTGTGTTTGTTCCTCTTGCAAGTTTATTGACATCAGATTGATTAAGTTCTTTTGGATAAACTCCATTGGGATCATTAAATCCTTTTGTTGTATCAATCGCTTCATTAGGAATACCGGGCAGTGTTCCCATAATGATCGGTTGTTGTTTTTCGATATCCATAAAGAAACCGACAACCCAACTTCCTTCGACAATAAAACTAGGGGATGTTCCTATACCTGAATTGGATGAACTTGTGGTTGGTGCCATGCAAGTTGCCCATGGTAAATCTTCAGTGGGAATAGATGTTTTGTTATTTGTATGAATTCCTAAAACACGAACTTGAACTCTTCCTAATTGACTTGGGTCTTGTCGTGATTCCACAACACCAACAAACCAATGAAACCCATCAAGGCCCATAAAATTAGAATTACTCATTTTTATTTAAATTTGAAAATGTTTGAATACTTGTTAAATTCTTTGCGTTTAGATGAATCAGCTTTCGAATAATCAACATCTCTATCAGCAATACCAATACTGACAGCCATTAAAAACTTATCGTCTTTACTGATTAATGCGTTGTCATTATAGTTGTTAGGAAAGAATCCCATTGTAAAACTACAATCTAAATTATTTTCATTTGCTAATCCAGCGATAACTAATGCCAACATCGATGATTGCACATATGCATTTTTATCACCTGATTGATTTAACAGTGGATGTTTAATGTCCAAAGGATTTTCATTTTGAATTACTGCTTTTCCTCTACGATTTAATGTACAAGTAAATACAATGGTCCAAGGTGCAAGTACTTGATTGTTAAATTGCACAAGATTATATAAAAGAGGAGGTTGTAATCTTATTTTAATATCTTTGTATTCCAAAAGTTTTGGCATCAGATCATCTTGAATAAATTTTTCTCTTTCTGTGCCAGGTCCCCAAATGTAAATCGGATCAACTATTTTTTTAGGATCGATACCGTTCTCTGAATGTAAATCAGTTTGATCACCATCATAGTAATCACAAACAGTTTGCAAACAAAACTTATGTTTATCCTCTGAATATTCAGGTCCAAAGACTTCGGCCTTAATCCATGCGAGATCATTTTTGAGGGGAACAAGAGAATATGCGTCTTGAAGTATTAAATCGATTGTTTCTTTTGACGGAATTTTCGTCTCATCATAGAAAAAATGCTGACTTCTTCTTTTCAATCCATTGATCATATTATTATTTATATATTTTTTTGTCATGACCATAGTGTATTGTAGAGATTACCTGCGAGCATTATTCTTTCACCGTACACAGGTTTGACTTCGTGTTGAATGTGACCAGGAAAAACGATGAGATCGCCTTCTTTAGGATTGTATTCATAATTCGCTGTGGGAAAAACAATCGGAGCGTAATCTGGCATTTTTACATAGTATCCAAACGCAAATTGATACGGCCAATGAGAATGTCTTTTGGTTTTTGTTTCTTGAGTATAGTGAATCCCCCACATTTCGTGACAAACAAATTTTGTTTTGGCGAGTTTTTGGGTGATTGATTCTACAAGTAAACACGCTTGGTGAGCGATGTATGCGTAACTATTATTTTCCAAATGCATTTTCCAACCCGTCATTTTTGCTTCGACATTGGAGGTAAAGATTTCCCCACACTTTTCGAGTGTTGTTAATTCACAATCACGATGTAGAGATACTTGTTGTCCTGTTTTTCGATTGACTAATAATTCATCGGTGTCATCGAGAATATTACGAATCGCAAAGGGATACTGTTCGACAACTTCTAGATAATCCTTTGGTTTGGAAAGATCGCTGAGTTTCATAATAAAGAATATAAACTAAAAATTTAAAAATGTCAAGAAGAAAGATGTGTATTATAGGAATCGACATAACCTTTCCATGTAGAAGAGGTTAATTCTGATTGTCCTAAGAAAGTACACAACGCCGTATAATGAGCTTCATCCTTGTCTAAGAGTTTATCTTGATACAAAACAAAACTATCACCATCAGTTGGATAGGTGATTGCTTGTAAATTGAGTTTGTATGTATTTAATCGTTCATCCCAATCCGATACATTATTGTCTGTATCCATAATATCACAACGATCTTTAAATGTAGTCGTAAAAGATGAATGGGAAAAATCACTCCATGTTAAATGAATGACTTTAGAATCGGTCACTGCTACGACTTTATCGTAATCCGATGTATCAATACTCACTGAAGAATCAGTACCAATCTGTGTATGGACGTCACCATAATGGGCGTTAGAATTTGATTTTTTGTCTTGCCATAACATGCCAGTTAAGGAGGTTGAAAACTGTTCCACATTATCATCATCCACAGTCGAATATAAACTACTCAACCAAGAACTCATATTGGCAATACTTGAAATGGATTCTGAATCACTGGTGGATTCAATGAAACAACTCCAATCGTTATAAGGTGAAGTGATTGCAGTTTTATTGAGATAACTATCATGATATCCAAATGTTTTTCCTATCACATAATTAGCGAGAGAAGAAAAATCATTATGATTTGATGATAATAAAAAATACTTTGACATGTTTAAAAACTCCTAATATGTATTTATTTATAAGAACTTCGGCGACCATTGATCAGTTCAGCAACATTCGAAAACGCTCGGAAACGCTTTTCGCTGCTTGAACTACTCTTAACTACTCTTTCATAATTCTTTGTTCGTATTCTCTGACACCATCGGATAGAATCAACACTGTATATTGATACATGGGTTTGACTTCAGTACGATAGGACTTTTCCTCAAAACACGCACTTGTCATTTTATTATCTGTCAATAAAACTCCCACTAACGCTCCGACTGCCGCTCCTACTCCGTCTATACCATTTCCCAAAATACCTCCAATGATTCCATTCTTCAATCTTTGATTGTCTGTATGATCATATTGGTGACATGTCTCTACTGTTCCTGTAGGGATTTTCACTTCTACATTTGTTGTGACATCATATTGACGTATAATCTTTAATTCACTTCCAAATGCGATATTCCACCATGTAAAGAAAATGAGAAAGGATATTGCGAGAAGAGACCAGACTTTCCACCTATTATCATTCTGCATTATAGTAATCCTCTCCATATTCATAGATTTTCTGAGCGATTTGCGATCCTATAGATCCAAAAGACTTTTCTGCGAGCAATATTGCTTGTTTCTCTCCCATTCCGTCTAGATACCATTCAAAGACTTGTTCTTCGATTTCAATCACGTGATTCTTTAATTTTCCCATGTGTAAAAATACTCCTTTTATAATTTTAGTATATATGAATGTTACGGGTTTGTCAACCAGTTTTTGGGGGGGTGGGTGTTCTCTGAGATATATTAGGGAATCTACATTGCATTTATAGATTACAATACCACCACCACTTTAAAGGCGGGGTGGTTACGGTGGGGCCGTCACAATGTCGCACTCTATCGTACAGAGGCCTATCCAACTTCCACCCCACACCTCCTTTGAGGAACTTTCAGAGAAGAACTCTCCTATGTGGGCCAACAAACAACCTTAATGGACGGGCCTCTGT